GCAACGCGGGCCATGTGGCCACGGTCGCGCCGGGGCTTCGCGCCCTTCAGCCCAAGCGGGCCTTTCCCTGCCATGTCGCCGGGGTGGATCATTGGCTTTCCCTGACAGCCTTGATGGCGGCCTCTGCGGCCTTGATGATCTCCGCCCGGCTGGTCGGCGTGTAGTGCCGCAGGCCGGAGCCTGCCGCCCTGAGGATCATTTCAGCGAGTTTCTCTGCTGCCGTCATTGGAATTCCTCCTCGTATTTCAGCGCCTCGGGATCGGTCAGGCGGATGCCCTGCGGCAGGTAGTGCCGCTGCATCGCGTCCATCAGGGAGGTCAGCTGCTTGATGGTCATCCGGCTGGTGACGGGCAGGAAGTCCATCGCAGCCAGCTTTTCCTCATAGGTCGCCGCGATGATCCTGGCATCGTAGAAGGCGCGGAAGGCGTCGTCCTCGATGCGCAGGATCGGCACCCCGAAGTGCAGCTTGCAGTAGCGCTTGACCTCCACCGAGGAATGGTCGCCGGTCTGGTTGGCCACGTCCTGAAACCAGCGGTGGATCAGACGGTTCTGCATCGCGGTGCGGCTGGCCCCGGCAACCCATGTCACGGTCACAGGCAGCTTGCGGGCGGATAGCCGCGCCGACAGCGCCGTGACGTGATCGGGGTTGCGCAGGACCATCGTTGGCATCAGAACGCCCCCACTCCGATCACCATGGCTACCATCACCTGCCGGACGCGGGCGCGCATGGCCTCCCGCGCCTCGTCGTCGGCATCGTCGGACAGGTAGCCCTCTGCCACCGCGTCGATGACGGCGGCGTCATGCCAGCCCGTGCGCTGTTGCAGGGACAGGATGTCGTCGCGGATGCGCTGGTCGGTGAGCATCAGCGCCACTCCGGGGCGAACGGGATCTCGTCGTCCATGTCCGCGGCGCGGCCCGCCGGTGCCCGCTGGTCCTGCTGGCGGTCGTCGCGCTGCCCTTCCGGCTTGCCGCTCAGCATTGTCAGCTTGCTGTTGAACGGGCGCAGGACAACTTCGGTGGTGTAGCGATCAGCGCCAGATTGGTCCTGCCACTTCCGGGTTTCCATCGCACCCTCGATATAGACCGTGCTACCCTTGCGCAGGTATTGCTCGGCGATCTTCGCCAGCGGTTCGGAGTGAATTGCCACGCTGTGCCACTCGGTGCGCTCCTTGCGCTCGCCGCTGGCCTTGTCGCGCCAGGTCTCGCTGGTGGCGATGCGGAGGTTGACGATCTTCCCGCCGTTGGCGAAGGTTCTTACCTCCGGGTCGCGGCCGAGTTTCCCAATCAAGATTACCTTGTTCACACTACCTGACATTGCGAAGTTCTCCGTTCGACAAAGGGCCAGCGCCATGATGCCCTGACTTTCCGGGTCTCAAATTGTTTAGAGATACTGGGTTCAAGCGTCCCTTGCGGGACGCGTCCTGCATGTTCTCCGCCTGCGACGCCGAAAAAAGATGGTTAGGGTTGACGCAGTTGGGGTTGTCGCAAGCGTGGCAAATCACGTCCCCATCTGCGATTGGGCCATGATGCATTTCGTATGCCACCCGATGCGCCTTGATATTCTGAGTTCGGAATGCGATCCGCCCGTAACCGTGCTCGTCCACAGTCCCGATCCATGCCCAGCACCTATTCCCCTCCCGGCGAATTGTGTTTTCCCAGAAGCGCAAGTGGGGCGGCTTATCCTTCTTCCCGTCGTTGCTGCATTGCAGAGAGCAAAAGGCCCTATCTGCCCACTGGGATGCGCTGTCCTTGCCATGCCGCGCGAAAGGCTGGCCGCAGGTTTCGCATTTCTTCGTTTCCACCATCACTGCCGCACTTCCGGGTCGCGGCCCAGATTGCCGATGCCGATGACGATGACTTTGTTGACCGATCCGGCCATCAGGCTGCCTCTTGCATGTAACGCGCCCGGAGCGCAGCAACCGTGCTGTCCACCTCGACAAGGAACGCGGAGACTGCGCCTTCAATGGTAGCGATCTCTGCCGGGTCGGCCTCAATGCGCTTGACGAAAAGCTGCATTTCGGCGGGCAGGCGCGGGTCGAAGCTGACGAAGTCGCACCACGTCCGACCCGCACATGCCATCTGGAACTGCATCTGCTTGAGATACTTCCCTTCAATCTGGCCCGTCAGCAGGGTTTCGATGTGAGTTGCGGTGTTTGGGCACTTGATCTCGACCATGCCATCATCACCCACCAATCCATCCGGGCTGCATCCGGCCCATTCAAGGCGCGGGTGGTCGATGAAACCAACCTCCTGCACTGTCGCATCCGTCATGAACTCGTAGGCGGTGCGGGCCTGCGGCTCAGTGTCCGTTCCCCACTGCATAGCAGCATTGGAAAAACCTTCGCGGGCATCGCCGGTCAGACGCTCAGCCACCAGATCAGCGGCATAGTTCTTGCGCGCAGCGCCGGGGCCGGTCTTGGTCTGGGCCATTACATCGGCGATCCGGCTGGCGGTCACGCGCCCGACCCGATGCTGAAACCATTCGGGCGAACGCTGAGGCATCATGTGGATGGTCATGCCTCACCGCCTTTCTGCGCGATCTTCTTCCGCAGTGCCGCCATGGCCGTGTCGAACTGCTTGAGGTTCAGAGTGTCGAGGCTCTCAGCCCCGAGGAATTGCAGTAGCTTCGGCTCGTCGGCCTCGGCTCGCTCCATCAGCCCTTGCAGCGCAAAGAACTGGTCGGCGTTGATGGTCTCTGCCGTCTCCGCCCGGCGCCCGTCATCGTCCTCGGACGCCGCGAGTCCAAGCGCCATTTTGAGCGTGTAGCGCTGAAGGTAGGTTGCCGCAGAACCGACAGCCTGAATGTGGTTCTTGTTGCCGCTTTCGTCGGCGGCTGCGCTGAGAGTCGTTTCCTCGTTGTATCCGTCCTTGTGCGACAGGATGCAGGTGACAGTGACCGTCCGCGCGTCCTGCGTTGTCCGATATCGATAGGAGAGGCCATTCTTAGACAGGATAGGATCGACAGTGCGGGCGATCTCGGCAAGATCCTCGTGGCGGTAGTGGGTCCGGCCCTTGGCGCTGGTGAAATCCACGGTCTTGTTTTTGCGGATCGACGGGATTTCAGCCTTGGCCGCCGCAATGGCCTGGTCGAAGGCGCGTCGCCCGACATTGCGGTCATATTGCTCGGCCAGTTGCATAAGTTTTTCGATCATGGCCACGTCGGCGCCCTTTTCGAGGGCGCGCTCGATCATACCCATGGGCGTGACGGCTGGCAGGTTGATCGGTTGTGCGGGTTCGGTTGTCGCAATGGCGTTCATTCGCCCCTCCCTTGCAGATTGATGATGGTGCTGGTCATCCAGACGACCGCGGCAGCAACGGCGGCGATGATGATGGCGACGGCGGAGAGGATGCAGGTCATTCCAGCACCTCGCGGGAATGCTCTTCAAACTCGCGCAGGTCGGCGCGCCAGTCTGCAATCACTCCATCCGAGCCGATGGACATGACGATGTAATCGCCATAGCCGCCGCCATTGGGGCACATGATCCCCGGCACATAGCCATCCAGACTGATGATGGTGTTCCGGTCAGCATCCAGAAGGGTGTAGACGCCAGCATCGCAGACTTTGTAGTGGATGCTTGCCGTGGTGCCGCCGGGCCACCCCTCGATTTTCCCCGTTTCGATCTCGATAATGGGCGCCCAGCAATCGCCGCGGCGGCAGGGGATGGTCGGCGCATTGTCATCATCGGGCTGGCCGTTGATGGTGCCGTCTTCCCAGTAGCGGACCTCGGCCTCAACCTTGAGGTATCTTGCTTCAACCTCGACGGGCCGCAGTATGGTGATCTTGGTCATCTCACACCCCGAACAGCACATAGGCCATCATGCCGATGGCGAAGCTGGCGGAGGCGAGGACAGCGGCGGCCTCAGCGATGATCGCCCGGCGCGCGCGCGTCACGGCGGGAGGCTGGTTCATGCACCACGCATGGCGGCGCTCGGCGGCGCGCATCACCAGCAGGCGGGCCTCGGCCTCGACCTGCTCATGCGCGTTCCCGTTTTCCATGAGGAATTCGCAGCACTCGCGGACAAACTCCGGGCGGTGCAGATCGGCCTCGCGCATCACGTCGCGGGCAACCCGGAGGCGGTGAGCCACGATGTGCAGCGGCTCGACGGGGCGGTGGTCGTGGAGATAGGTGACGGCGTTCATGGCGTGTCTCCGGTGTCTGAAAAGGCCCCCGGCGTGGGTGATTGCTGAAAACGCCGGGGGCGAAGCGCGGGCCGGGATGGCTACCGTCATTCCCGCGCTGTGCTGTTCAAAAGGCCCCCGGCCACAGGGAAGAAAGGCCGGGGGCTGGAGTGGCGCGGGCGGCTGAGAAGATGGGGACAGGGACCGGCCCGCGCCGGGCAGTAACTCAGTCGTCGAGCCTGCGCCGGTAGTCGGCCGCATCGCAGGCGTCGGTCTCGGCTTGGCGTTCAAGCCGCTCGTTCAATTCGTCAGGGTCCATGTCCCGGTCCCAAGCGCCGATCTGCCGCGGGGCGAAAGTCGCCAGCATCGCGGAAACCTCGTGGACCGCATGGGCGGTGCCGTTCGCCCAGACCGTGACCAGTTCGCCGGTCTCGGCGTCGTATTCGCCTTCTCCGTCGATCTGGAGGTCGCCCGCCTCGATCAGCAGGGGCGCGGTAACGGTGCGCGTCCGGGGCATGGGATGATGGCCCCACGGGGTGGACAGGCGCCAAGCGTCGTAGTTGCGGGAGAGTGGATGATGCCCCATCACGCGGCCTCCTGATCGGCGCCGCCAGCGAGACCGCCGCGGCTGATCCATTCCTGCACCCGCTCCGGGCTGCCGTGGCACCAGCAGGGCGCGTCGTTGTAGAGCCACATCACCCAATCGCGCATGGCGTCGGCGTTCGTCTCGTCAGCGCGGGCGAAGGCCCGCATCAGGTCGTTGGAGACAACGGCGGTGAAGAACGATCCGCCGGGGATGCCCTTCTCTACGTAGAGCCGGGCTGTGTCCTGCATGTGCGCGGGAAGCTTGCTGTAGTTGATCATGCCGCCGCCCTCATCGCAGCCGCCGGAGCACCGGTCGGCGGGGTCGGGTCGTTCGTCGCGCAGGCGATCATCCATCCGGGCAGATGCACGGTCGGGGCCGGGCGGAGGCGCAGCCGGTCGCGGCGGTAATCCTCGATGCGGATGATCTTGCTGTCAGAGGGCGAGAATACGTCGCCTGACGCGCCCGCATTGCGCGGGAAGGTTGTGGGAATGCGGGCGTTCATGTCGGGTTCCTTTTGCTGTGGTCGAGGCTATGGCCCTCGGGATCGGGCACCGCGCGGGTGCCGCGACCGGAAGGTCAGGAGGCGAGTTCGTCGGCGGGGCGTTGTGCTTGATTGCGCTCATAGGCGGCCTGCAGGGCCGGGTGATCCCAAGGCACGAAGTCCATGCGGTAGCCATCGGGGTAATGGGCGCGGAAATGTTCGTGGCGGTCAGCCCGCGATCCATCAAGGATGCCGAGATCGTGCGGCATATACCCCTCGGCGGAGCAGATATGGCTGCCAAGCCCGGTGCCGTCCTCGGCAAGCAATTGGGCATGATACCAGCCCGGCGAGCCGCCATTGTTGAAGCCGAAGATCACCGGCAGTTCTTCAATCGGTTTGCCGTGCGGGTTGTAGGACGCGAAACCCTTGCCCTTCCACTCGTTCAGGTGCTGGTCGAGATAAGCGGCGGCGGCTTGCGGCGTGGTCATCTTCATCTCCATGTTTCGTGGTTTCGGTGGGACAGCCCGCGCGGGGCTGCCCGGACGGAGGGTCAGGCGGTTTCCTTTTCCGGCTCGATCAACTCGCCGAATGCGATGGTGCCGCCGCGCAGTTCAGCGCGGATTTGCATTTCCTCGGGTTTCGGCAGACGCCAGATGCAGAGGCCCGCGAAGATGCGCAGGCGGGACGAGACCCACTTGGCGGTGATTTCGAAGCCAGCCTCGATGCCCCAGCCAGCCTTGATGCCATCGCCAGCCTTGATGCCCCAGCCAGCCTTGATGCCATCGCCAGCCTCGATGCCCTCGCCAGCCTCGATGCCCTCGCCAGCCTTGATGCCCCAGCCAGCCTTGATGCCCCAGCCAGCCTTGATGCCCGATCCAGCCTCGATGCCCGATCCAGCCTTCGCGGTGATCGAGAACTTCGCGGAGAGGCGCGTCTTGAATCGGACCCAGCCAAGATCGGCAGCGATCTCGATATGCCCGGCGTAGTCGGTCACATCGGCCTTGCCGATGTAGAAGCCGTCTGCGTCGAGGTCGGCGGCGGTGATCTTGAGCGTGACGGCCATTTCATCCTCTTTCCATCTGCTTCACCCGGGGCGGGGTCGGCGGTGGTATGGGATGAAGGTAGTGGGGGAGTTTCCCCATGTCAACAGATAATGGGGAAGTTCCCCTTGTCTAAATGGGGGAGTTCCCCCATAGTGCGCCGCATGGAACAGCTTATCTCAGACATCGAGACCTACTGCACTTCCCGGGGCATCAGCCCCCAGAAGCTGCTGCGCGAGGCGATCAACGCAAAGTGGGGCCAGTGGCAGGATTGGAAGGATGGCAAGGCCAGTCCGACCGTCGCCACCGCCGACCGGCTGCGCGCCTTCATGGCGGAAAATGCTGGCGATCATGGCGTTGCAGGTGGGGAGGCTTCCCCCATCGTTCAAGGGGACGCAGCATGACCCCCAATCGAAACAAGGGGCGGCGGGATGAACGCGCCCGTTACCTCCCCTCTCACATGGGAAGCCTGCGCCGCGGCGGGGATGGCCCTGCCGCTCGCCCTGCTGATCCCCTGCCTGATCGTCTGGTGCCTCTGGGAGACCCGGCAATGACGTGGCGCATCGCATCACGCCGCGAGGACGAGCGCGCCCTGCTCATGCTGGACATGCGCTGCGACGGCGTGTCCGCTGGCGTCATCGGGCGACTGCTCGGCATGTCGGACAGCGCCGTCCGCGTCATCACCAACCGCATCCGCGCCGCCGATCTGGCGGAGAGCGGCGAGCCTCGGGAGGCGGTTATGGCCGCCTGTGGGTGGCGGTGATGGGCATCCTGCGCGAAGAGCGGATTGGAAATCAGCGCCTGATCCTGGGCGATTGCCTGCAGGTCATGCCGGGGCTGGGGCGGTTCGATGCCGTAGTGACGGACCCGCCGTATGGGATTGGCATGTCCGGCGGCAATGTTGGCTACAAGGGCTTCAATGACCTTCCGCGCAAGGAATGGGACGTTACCACACCAGATGAGGCGGTCGACCAGATACTGGCGATGGGATGCCCCTACATTCTTTGGGGCGGGAATTACTTCAAGCTGCCCCCGTCTCGCTGCTATCTGGTTTGGGACAAGGGCGCAGGCTTCAAGGGCCGGTCCTATGCCGAAAGTGAACTTGCCAAGACCAACCTGAACGCGAATGCGCGTACCTTCAATCATGATCCGCTGGCGCGCGGCGATTACAAGGGAAAGCAACACCCCACCCAAAAGCCCATTGCCCTGATGGAATGGTGCCTCGGCTTCCTGCCCGACGCCAAGACTATCCTGGACCCCTTCATGGGCAGCGGCACCACCTTGGTCGCCTGCCAGCGCATGGGCCGTCACGGCACGGGGATCGAACTGGACCCGGACTACTTCGACATCGCCTGCCGCCGCGTGGAAGAAGCTGCGCGCCAGCCTGATCTGCTGATCCCGGAAACGCGCCCCGCGCCCGTGCAGGAGGGCTTCCTATGAGCGCGCTGGAAGCCCTCTGCAACGCCGCCATTGGCCTGCTGGTCTCATGGGCCGCGACTTTCTTCGTTCTCGGCTACAGCGCCACCGGCTCGCTGGCCGTCACGGCCATGTTCTTCGCCCTTTCCTTCACCCGCAGCTACGTCCTGCGGCTGGTTTTCAGGAGGCTCGCATGACCCTCTGCACCTTCCTCGCCCTCTGGACCATCGCCTCCATCCCGGCCGCGCTGTTCTGGATCGCCATCTGCAAAGGCGGCTCCGGCCCGCGCTCCAGCACGGGGGCGGATGATGCGTAACATGAACCGCCGCCAAGCTGTCGTCCGCACCCCGCAGCACTGCGGCAACATCCCCGAGAGCCACTGCCAGCGCGGCTTTGTCACCGTCACGCTGCCCCGGATGCCATGGGATCAGGAGATCACCGACCCTGATCCGCGCGACGAGACCAAGCCCCGCCGCAATCCGACAGCTCTGCCGGTCAGATCCTATCGCAAACAACCCGCCCCGCCGCCGGGCGTGATGGATGGAGGGGATTTCGCGTGAATGACCCGGCAGGAAATAGCACACAAGCTGGCGATGATCCGCAGGCTCTCCGCCGCGGAATTGATCGGTTGGCACAGGCTGGTCACTGGCTCGGCGCCCTACTGTCGCGCGCCATTCACGGGCGAGATCGCGGCCCTTCACCAGCGCGCCCGGGAGTTGGGCGTGACGTTGACCTCATCATCGCCAAGCGCGGGCTGAGGCTTCACAACCGCGATTCCGCTGGCGCAGCCAAATACAGCCGGATCCACGCCATCCTCAGCAGGGGGCGGGCATGACCGGACGCATGACGGCACATGAATATCAGGCCGCCACGCAGGCCGCCAAGACCGAGGACGACATTCATAAGGAGATCGTGGCGGAGTTGCGCCGCGTCCTGCCGGATGACAGCATCATCATGCATGCCCGCAACGAAGGCAACCGTGGCGGGCGCTTCGGTCAGATCGACGGCGCCCGGGGCAAGGCCATGGCGGTCAAGCCCGGCTGGCCTGATCTGCTGATCTATGTGGATGGCTCCGGCTTCTGCATCGAAGTCAAACGGCCGGGTGAATACCTGTCCCCGATCCAGAAAACAGTTGCCGACCAACTCGCCCGCCACAGCATCCCGATGGCCGTCTGCCGCAGTGTGGGCGATGCGCGCGATGTGCTGCGCCGGTGGGGCATCAGGACCACGGAGAGGCCATCGTGACACCCGCCAATATCGAGGCCGAGCAGCAGCTTCTCGGCGCCTTGCTCCTGTGGGGGAATGGCGCAGGCAGGATAATGGCCGAGGCGGTCCACGCTGGCGGCGCGGCCCTGTTTCAGGATCCCGTCCACGCGCGCATTTTCGACCTGATCCGGGACAAGGACAAGGCTGGCCATCTGGTTTCCCCCATCACGCTGCGGGATGCGATGCAGGCTGATGCCGGGCTGAAGGAACTGGGCGGCCCGGCCTATCTGGTGCGGCTGGCAGGCGCGGCGATTTCCCCTGCCCATGCAGATGCCTATGTCGATCTTCTGGCCGACCTGCGGCGAAAGCGCGACCTGCTGGCGATCATGTCCGAGGCACAGGCGACCATCGCCCGCGGTGAGGATGGCGCCGATATCATCGCCTCACGGCTTGAGGCGTCCCTGATGCAGATAGAGCCTGTCGGCGCCAGCCGCCCGGTTTCCATGCTCAAGGCCACCACCGATGCGCTGGAACTGACCAACCGGGCATATCAGCGCGAGGACAGCGGCGCGATCGGATCCGGGGTCTTGGCCCTTGACCAGATCGTGCCCGGCTTCTTCCCTGGCGAGCTGATCCTTCTGGGCGGCCGCCCCTCGATGGGCAAGACCGCAGTTGCCCTGACCTTTGCCCTGAACGCCGCCCGGGCCGGGCACGGCGTCTGCATCGCCTCTCTGGAAATGACGCCAGAAAGCATGGCTATGCGGGCGCTGTCCGAGGCGACGGCATCCATGGGCCGATCCGTGACCTACAAGCAGATGCGCACGGGGCTGATGGAAGAAGCCGAGATGCGCGCCGTGGTCGATGTCTCGGAGTCTGTGGGGGTTCTGCCAATCCACTTCCTTCCCCCGTCATACCGCGACATCGGCGCGCTGCTGGCCGGGGTCAAGCAGGTCAAGACCAAGATGGGCGGCAACCTGCGGCTGGTGGTGATCGACTATCTCCAGCTTCTTCGCGGCACCGGAAAGGGCCGATACGAGGAAATCACGGAGATCAGCATCGCGCTCAAGGCGATGGCGCTGCAATTACATGTGCCGGTCATTGCACTGTCGCAGTTGTCTCGCGCCGTCGAGCAGCGCGAGGAAAAGCGCCCGGTCCTATCCGACCTTCGGGAGAGCGGCCAGCTTGAGCAGGACGCCGATACGGTCCTGTTCTGCTACCGCAACGAATACTACCTGGAGCGCGAACGCCCGGACCCGGAGGAACTGGACAGCTACAGCGCGTGGCAGCAGGCCATGGACGCGCAGAAGAACCGGCTTGAGGTCATCGTCGCCAAGCAGCGGCAGGGCGACATCGGCACGGCGCATATGCGCTTCAATGCCGCCACCAACGTGATCTGGGAAGACGCTTGGGTGAGGGCCGTAGCATGAGTGTCCGCCTGATGTCTGCGATCTTCGAGAACCGGGAACTCAACCCTACCGCCCGACTGATCATGCTGGCCCTTGCTGATCATGCCGACGATGACGGCAGATGCTACCCGTCAATTCCGCGTCTTTGTCAGCGGACAGGGCTTAGTGAACGAGCCATCCAGACGAACACGCGCGCTCTCGTTGAGCAGGGGTATGTCCGCATCGTCCCGGGCGGGGGGAAGGGCAATGCCAACCTGTATTTTGTCAGTGCAAACCCCGCATCATCTGCACCCTTTGATGCGCCAAACCCCGCAGGAGATGCACCCCGCACGAAATGCACCCCCGCAGGAGATGCACCCCAAACCCCGCAGGAGATGCGGGCAAACCCCGCAGGAGATGCACCCGAACCATCAGGAACCATCATTGAACCATCAGATAAGGCGCCCGAGGGCGTCCGCGACATTCTGCGAGAAGTGGCTTCGGAGGGTGCGGTCACCAGCTTCATCGCATTTCGACGGAAGACGAAGGGCAAGGCGCTGACCGTCACTGCCGCCAAGAGGATCACCGCAAATCTCAGGGCCATCGTGGCGCGCGGCGGTGATGCTGATGATGCGCTCGGACTGGCCGAGGAACGCGGGTGGCTGACGGTCGAGCCTGATTGGTATTTCCGGAACAAGCCCGCAGACAAGCCCCGCCCCGCCGATGACCGCATGGCGAAATGGCAGAAACTGGCAGCATCATGACCCACACCGTCAATCCCAACTCCACCCGCCGCAACGCCGTCATCGTAGCCAACGCCTACGCGCTGCCCAGCCTGATGACGCCGCAGCTGGAAGCGCGCCTCGGTGCCGACATGGCCGAGACAGCCCGCCGCGAGGGACACATCGCGCGGATGCCGCCGGACATGACCAGGAAGCCAGACGGCGCTACGGGCGGACGCGCTTCCGCCATGGCCCGCAAGCGCGCCACCGATACCGGGAGGGGCGCGTGATGACCCCACGCCGCGCAGGAGAGGCCGCAGGAGCGCAGGTCGACGCCCTACGGCCAGATCTCCGGCAGCCCGAAGGCCAGCATCGCGCGCATGGCAACCGCAACCGGGCCGGGCACCTCGGCGCGCGCCTCCAGCCGGGATATTTCGCGCTGCTGGCTGTAGCCCAGATGGGCCGCCAGCTCACTTTGCGTCAGCCCAAGCGCCTCCCGTGCCGCGCGGAGTTCTGGTCCGGTCATGAGTTATCCCTCAAATCTGTAGAGCACGGCCTGGAGGGGCGAGAACAGCTCCCCGGCGACTTCCCCCGCCTCGTAGATATTGCCGCCCCAGTTCTGGGCCTCAAACCAGTCGAAACCGCTGATATCGATTTCTTCATCCTGCGCGAACACGACGAAGCTCGGGGTCAAGCCCAGAGCGGCAGCGGCAGCCAGCCGGTGCGAGCCTTCCAGCGCCATCAGGCGGTCGCCGCAGTCAATCGCGCGGATCGACGGGGCGCCGAGCGCGCGCATCTCGGCAATGACTCCTTCCAACTTTTCAGCGTTGGCACCGTGGATCGCGTAGATCGTGGTCATCTCGGTCTCTCCAGTTCAGTTCATCACACCGTGGCATCAGATATCGCTATCGTTATACCACCTGTCGCCTGCGACGCGCTTTCTGGCGATGACGCCGGTCGGGTTCCACCGGGTTTCCTCGCCCAAGATGCAGATCAGATGATCATGGTATCCGCCGCCAAACTCGGCGGTTGCCCTGCGTTTGGCGAGCGTCAGGTTCGTGGTGCCAAGGTCCACAATGCGGGCCCTGCTGATACTGTGGTGCATGATGGTGGCGCGCAGGTTGGTCATCTCGGTCTCTCCTCTTGGGCCTCAGCCCGTTTCCATGCTCAATATATGCCATATTGCGATAAGGCAGGCAAGGGGAAATATGCCAAAATGGCATCACGAATTGTTACACCGGAGGCACCATGAGCAAGATCGACAAGCAGGCGGCGTATACCAAGGGCGCGAAGAAGCGCCGCAAGAAGGCCCGCATCACACTGCCGGGCGGCGAGAGCGCACCGCAGCGCGTTGGGCAAGGGCGCAGGACCGACATTGACCAGTCGCCACCGCCCATCCACAAGGCCCGCGCGGCCCGCTGCAAGCTGGACAAGGGCAGCACCCTGCACGAGTCCGACATGGGCCGCTGCATCCTCGCCTTGTCCGAGGGGCAGGAACGCGCCGATCTGGCAGAGGCATGGGCAGACCTCAGCGCCGCCCGCCGCAACTACCTCATGCGCATCATCGGCCAGACCGGCGATCCGCAAGGAGCGGCATCCCCGATGCTGACAGACACGATGGAGACCGACCCCAGCCTGCGGGTGGACCTGCGCAGCCCCGGCGAGAAGGACGAGGCCGCCGAGCGCCGCTGGCTGGAATGGTGCGGCAGGATCGCGACCTTGCCGGTGCCGCAGATGAAATGGGCGCTGCGTGGCGCGCTGGATGGTTTCATGGGTGATGGCAGCCTGTGGCGTGATGGTGCGCCCACACGATCTGGGCTTGCCGCTGTTCAGGCGCTCAACCTGTTGACAAGCCGGCAATGAGAGTGCAACTTCCCATCATCGCGAGGGGCTGTGGGGATACCGCGGCCCTTTCGCATTTGCCCCCGGTCAACGCGGGCGCTTTTTTACTCCCCGCCCTCCGGCGGATGCAGCTTGTAAGCCGACTGGACTTATCCGGTCGCAGTAGTGGGCCGGGCTATCCTGGCTGCCTGCATCCTCCCGAGGGCGGACCTGCTGGCGGACCTTGCAGAGAGTCGCCATACTGACCCGGCGGGATGGCCTCCGCCGCCGCCCTCAACCCAACGCAGGCGACTGCGGTCAAGTGTCGCCGTCGCGCCATGCGCCATGCGGGGAGACGAAACGTCCCCGCATCCATTTCCAGGGCCTCGACTCCCACGGCCAGCCCGTCAACCGACATAGCCGCACCAGCCCGTCACAGGGTCAACGCCTCGAGGCCGGGCGCTTCTCGCGCTTGCATAGGACGGCGATGGGCGGAAGGCGGGGAACAACGCAGGAGATCACCATGGCTACGGCATACATTCGCATGGGCGGCGTCATGGGGGGCGGCGCTCCGGTCTACACCACCGCAGGGCGATATGAGGATATCACCACCAGCGGCACGTCCGCCGCGTCCACCATGGTGGCGCAGGCTGGAGACATGCTGACGGTCGGCGCATCCGGCGGATCCATCCGCATCGCCATCGGCCCTGCCCCTACCGCCCTGAGCAATGGTGGGATGTGGGTGGCGGACGGGCAGCGCGTGGATATCGGCCCCCTCTCGCGGGGCGACAAGGTTGCGGTGATCGACGCAGCATAACCGGCAGAGGCGGCCCCAAGGGCTGCCCGGAGGTGACGAAGTGGCGAAGTTCAGCCAAGCGCTATTCAGCACCATCTGCGAGCGCATCGCCAATGGCGAAAGCCTGCGGGCAATCTGCGCAGACGACGATATGCCGGACAAGGCGACCGTCCTGCGTTGGTTGCAGCCCGAGACCGCCGCCGCCATCCGCGACCAATACGCGCGAGCCAGAGAGATGCAGGCCGATGCCCTCTTCGACGAGGTGCTGGATATTGCCGATGACGCCCGCAACGACTGGATGGAGAGCCGCGCCGCCGATGATGCAGGCTGGCTGGCGAACGGCGAAAACATCCAGCGCAGCCGCCTGCGGATCGACGCGCGCAAGTGGATGGCAGGCAAGCTGCGGCCGAAGGTCTACGGGGACAAAGTGCAGGTCGGCGGGGCGGATGATCTACCCCCCATCAAAACCGAGGACGCCGGGCTGGCAAAGCTGGGCGCGTTCCTGAGTGGCATCGCCAGCAGAGACCCTGGCTAAACTGCCAGAGGCTCAGCGGGCGGAGTTTCTTGCCACGCTGACAGACCAAGAGGCCGAGGCGCTGCTGCACAACTGGCGGAGCTTTCTCGCCCGGCCTGATCAGGTCATGCCCGAGGGGGATTGGGCGATCTGGCTGGTGCTGGCGGGCCGGGGCTTCGGCAAGACCCGCACGGGGGCCGAGGCAGTCAGGGAGGAAGTCGAGGCCAACCGCTCCGGCAGGATCGGACTGATTGCGGAAACTGCTGCCGACGCGCGCGACGTGATGGTTGCCGAGTTGCTGCGGATTTTCCCCCGCGCCCGCCGCCCGGTCTACTACTCGTCCAAGCGGCGGGTGGAGTTTCAAAACGGCGCAGTTGCCATGCTCTACAATGCCACCGAGCCGGACCAGTTGCGCGGGCCGCAACACGACTTCCTTTGGCACGACGAACTGGCGAAGTGGCGATACGCCCGGGAGACGTGGGACCAGGCACAATTCGGGCTGCGGCTGGGGGTTCACCCACGGCAGATCATCACCACGACGCCGCGGCCTATCGAGTTAATCAAGGCCATCGTCGCCGGGCAGGAGGGAAAGGTCCACATCACCCGGGGCCGGACGATGGACAACCGCAGCAACCTCGCTGCCTCGTTCCTCGACCGCATCCAGAATCGCTACGCCGGAACGCGGCTCGGGCGGCAGGAGCTTGAGGCTGAAATCCTCGGCGACCTGCCCGGCGCTTTGTGGTCTCTGTCCACGCTGGATGCTTACCGGCTGCGGGATCGGCCGGAGGTCGAGCGCATCGTGGTGGCGGTCGATCCGGCGGTGACGGCGACCGAGGACAGCGACGAACACGGGATCGTTGTCGCGGGGCTGACAGCCGACCAACGCGGGGTCGTTATCGAGGATGCCAGCCTGTCGGGAAGCCCGGCAGATTGGGCCAAGCGGGCGGTAAGCCTCTATCGCAGTCATGCCGCTGACGGGATCGTGGTCGAAGTCAACCAGGGCGGCGACATGGTGGCGCATACCATTCGCACCATCGACCCGAACGCCCGGATCATCGAGGTCCGGGCCAGCCGCGGCAAGCACGTCAGGGCCGAGCCGATTGCAGCGCTCTACGAGCAAGGACGCATCGCGCATGTCGGGGCCTTTCCGGAGCTTGAGAGCCAGATGACGCAGATGACGGTGGACGGATACCAGGGTGACGGATCGCCTGACCGCGTGGACGCGTTGGTCTGGGCCTTCACCGATCTATTCCCCGGTATGGTAGAGCGGGTGCCTGACGCATCGCGATTCCGCATTCCGGCGGCGCAAGGATGGATGGCGTGAAGAACGATGATATCCTGAAAGCCGCCCGCGACCGGCTCTGCGAGGCGCGAGAGGCGGAAGAACCGCACATCCGCCGCGCAGAAAGCGACCTCCGGTTTCTGTCCGGAGAAAATCAGTGGCCCGAAAGCGAGCGGGCTGCGCGGGAGGCGGATAATCGCCCCGCGCTGGTGTTCAACTCCCTGCCCCAATACGTCCGCCAGATCGCGGGTCAGATCAGGCAAATGAACCCTTCGATCAAGGTTTCCCCGGGGGATGACAAGGCCAGCGAGGATGTGGCCGAAATCTACGAGGGGCTGATCCGGGAGATTGAATATCGTTGCGATGCCCCGTCGATCTACGAGGGGGCGGCGGAAAGCGCGGTCCAGTGCGGCATCGGGCATTTCCGCATCCGCGCGGACTATGTGGACGGCGAGACCTTCGACCAACACGTGGTCATCGAGCGCATCCACAACCCGTTCGCGGTCTACTACGACCCGTTTGCGAAGGAGCCGAGCCGGGCGGACGCGCGATACTGCTTCGTCGTGGACCAGATGCCGAAGGAGGATTTCGAAGAGGCATACCCCGATGCAAAGGTGACGGATTTTGCCGATGCCACACCGCCGGTCTGGTATCAGCACTGGCGCGGCGGCGAGCGGGTCACCGTGGCGGAATACTACTGGCTGGAGATCGAGGAATACGACCTCTACCGGCTGCCCGGCGGTCAGATCGTCAAGGACCTGCCCGAAGAACTGCGGAAGACCGCCCAGAAGCGGCGCGCGCGGCGCCCGGTGGTGATGTGGTGCAAGACCAACGGCGAGGAAATCCTTGAGGGACCGCAGCGCGTTGCGGGTGAGCATATCCCCGTGATCGCGGTCGTTGGCGAGGAATTGCACATCGGCGAGGAGGTCTATCGCTCCGGTGCGATCCGGCAGGCCAAGGATAGCCAGGTTGCCTACAACGTGATGCGGACCGCCAGCATCGAAAGCACGATGCTACAGCCCCGCGCGCCATACATGGTGACGGCCAGGCAGGTGGCTGGGCTGGAGGACTTCTGGAATCAGGCGAACAGGACCAACCGCCCGTATCTGCCCTATAACGTTGACGAAAAGGCCCCGGCACCTCAGAGGGTTCCGCCTCCTGTCCAGTCTTCGGCGCTGGTCTCTGAGGCGCAGATCGCCGCCGAGGATATGAAGCGCACGACCGGCATTTATGACGCTTCTCTCGGGGCGCGGTCCAATGAGACCAGCGGCAGGGCAATCAATTCCCGCCAGCAGCAGGCGGAAATCGCCAATTCGATCTATGCCGACAACATGGTCAAGGCGGTGATGCAGGCGGGCCGGGTGATCGTGGCGATGATCCCGGAAATCTACGATGCGGATCGGGTGGTCCGGGTTCTCGGTGACGACGCGCAAGAACGCATGGTCAAGATCAACGAAGCGCAAACGCAGGTCGTGCAAGGGGTTGCTGGCCCGACGGTCGTTGCGGCGATGAAAAACAGCATGACCGATGGGAAATATGCTGTCCGCGTCTCGGTTGGCCCGTCCTACACCACGCGGAAGCAGGAATCCGCGTCGAATATGCTGGAATTCATGCAGCGCCTGCCGAACGTGGCGCCCGCCATCGCCGATCTGATCGCCGGGGCGCAGGAATGGCCCGATGCCGACCGGATCGCCGAGCGGCTGCGCAAGATGGTCCCCCCGCCACTGCTGGAAGAAAGCGAGAAGGACCAGGCCGACCCGCAGGCCATGGCCGCGAAGCAACAGCAGGCCATGCAGGCCCAGCAACAGGCGCAACAGCAACAAGTCGCGGCAGAAGCCGGGCTAAGAAAGCAGGTCGCGGAGGCCGAGGAGGCGGAGGCCGACGCGGAGAAGGCCAAGGCCGAAGCCTTGAAGGCGAAGATCGAGCTTATGGCGTTGCAGGGCCGTGTCCTGCCGCCGATGAACGTGGGGCCTGTCGCCCCCGTGCCGGGGTATCCCGGCTAACCCTCCCAAGAGGAAACGACGATGAGCGAGCAGGAATTGGCAGCCCTTCAAGGGGCAGCCGACGACGCCGTCACGGCAGACGTGTCGGAGGCGACCGAAAACACCGATGGGCAGGAACAAGGCCAGCCCGCCGAGGACGACGCGAAGGCGAAGCCCGAGGACAAGACGAAATCCCAACTGCGCCGTGAGCGCCGCGAGGCGGCCGAACAGCACAGGCAGAGGGAACTGGACGAAGCGCGCCGCAATCTGGCCGACCGGGAAGCGCAACTCGCGCGGATTCGGACGGCCAACCAGAGGATGGCAGAGAGTGCAGCCAACCCGGATGACGCCGGGACCGTGGCAGCCCGAACCGTGGGCCAGATCCGTGAACTTGAGGTCGAGGGCGAGGTCGAGACGCACAAACGTGCGCTTGAACTGGCCCAGCAGATGCGGGTTCAGGAAATGGCGCGGGACTTCGCGGAGAGTATCCCCGAAGCCCGCGAGAAGCATTCCGATTTCGACACCGCTCTGGCTGTTGCGCAGGACCCTCGGGTCGTGTCGCCGCAGCTTTCGGTGATGATTCTCGAAAGCGAGGCTTCCCACGAGATTGCCTATCACCTCGGCAAGAACCCGGCGCTGGCCCGGACCCTCTCGAGCATGAACCCGGTGCAAGCCGCGCGGGAACTCGGCCGCCTTGAGGCCTCCCTCGCCGCACCGAAACGCCAAACCGCCGCCCCCGAACCCATTTCCCCGCTGAAACCGGGAGGGACGCCACGCAAAAGCCCCGGCGACATGTCTCCGGCGGAGTTTGCCAAGTGGCGTGATGAGGGCGGCACCTTCTAGGAGCTACGGCAATGCCGAATACCTTCCTTACTCCCTCGATCTTTGCGAACGAGGGTCTCCGTCTGCTGGAGAACGACCTTGTTCTCGGCTCGAAGGTGCATACCGACTACTCGGCGGACTTCTCGGGCACCGTCGGCGACACGATCTCGATCCGTCGCCCGACCGCCTATCTGGGTCAGAACGACAATCTGGATATCACGAGCTATCGCGAGGATATCACCCAGGGCAAGACCACCATCTCCCTGAACAAGACCACGACCATCGCGGTCCAGATCGGGGCGAAGGAGCGGACGCTGAGCTTCGACCGTCTGTCCGAGGACGTGATCAAGCCCGCGGTTCTGAAGATGAAGGACCGGATCGAATCCGATCTGGCAGCCCTCTATTCGGAGCTTTACTGGTTCTCCGGGTCCCCCGGGTCGGTTCCCTCGACCTTCAAGGCGCTGGCCGCTGGCGGGGCGATCATGACCGACGCGGCGATTCCGACCGATGGCCGGTTTGCGCTGCACAGCCCGGACGCGGCGGTGGAACTGGCCGATGGCCTGAAGTCCGTTTTCGTGCAGGACAAGGTCAAGACCGCTCTGGAACGCGGCAGCATCGGGCGCTATGCGAACTTCGAGAACTACGAGTTCGTGCATGCTCCGGCGCATACGGTCGGTGTCGCCACCGGCAGTCCGAAGGTGAACGCGGACCAGAGCACGACCTATGCTCTGTCCAAGGACACCTGGACGATGACCCTGAATACCGATGGCTGGACCAACAGCACGACCGGCATTCTGAGGAAGGGCGACATCATCACCATTGCCGGCGTCTACGCGGTCAACCCCGTGTCGAAGCAATCGACCGGGCGACTGCAGACCTTCGTGGTGATGGCTGATGCCAACTCGGGCGCCTCGACCGGCCCGGCAGCGTTGACGATTTCGCCGCCGATCATCACCTCGGGTGCATATCAGACGGTCACGGCGCAGGCCGCGAATGACGTGGATATCACGGTCAAGACCGGCGCAGGCGGAGCCATCCACCGGCAGTCCCTGCTGTTGCATCCGAAGTGCTTGGCGCTGGTGACTCGCCCGCTGGACATTCCGTCTGGCTCGGGCGTGAAGACCTCGACCAAGACCGGGAACAAGGTGACGATCAGCGTGACCGAGTTCGTGGACGGTAACACGCTGGCGCAGACCTTCCGCTTCGACATGCTCTACGGAACGAAGGTTCTGGACCAGCGCCTCGGCAAGCGTCTGACCAACTGACCGTGACGGGGGCGGGCTTCGGCTCGCCCCTCGTTTCCTGCGGAGAGCATCATGACAACCACGCGCGATATCATCGAGCGGGCCTACCGCAAGTTGCAGGTCGTGGCCTTCGATGAGCCGATGACGGCTGATCAGTCTGACAACGGCCTCGCCTCGCTGAACGACATGATGCACGGCTGGGCGCTGTTCGGCATCGATGTTGAGCACTCCGATCTAGCCTTGGGCGATGTTTTTCCGCTCGACCCGAAATTCCACGAGGGGACGGTGTATTCGCTCGCGCAGCGGATCGCCCCCGACAATTCGACGGGCTTTGACGGCGACAGCTTCATTCGCGCCTTGCAGGCGGCGTTCATGGTGATCCCCGAGGCGGAGATGCCCGCCTCTCTGGTCTGCCCGCCCTCCCGGCGTGACAGGTGGTGGTGATGAAAGTCGAGTTCGCCGCCCAATCCAGCCGCGACGGGCTGAACCCGAGCGCCAACACCGCCCGGATGGTGAACTGCTACCCTGAGCCGCTGCCGCCCGGAGGCAAGGGGGCATATCAGATCCGCGCAGTCCCCGGCATGGCGGCCTTCTCCGATCTGGCGCGCGTCTGGATGCGCGCCGCGGCGGTCTATGACGGCGCGCTACATGCGATCTGCGGCGGGGCGCTGTTCTCGATTGCAGCAAACGGGACGCCGACCGAGCTGGCGGAAGTCGGCGACAGTGCCGAGGCGGGCCTTGCGGAAAACACCGGCAAGCTGACCATCGTCTCGGCGGGGGCCTATCACACATGGGACGGCACGACGCTGAACACGCCTTCGACCGGAGCTATTACCGATGTGGCGTCGGTCAGCTATCTAGGCAGCTACACCATCCTGACCGAGCTTGGCGGCCGCCGCATCCAGTGGTCTGGGCTGGCCGATCCCGACGCATTTTCCGGGCTGGATTTCGCATCGGCAGAGACGACCGACAAGCCGCTGATCAGGGGCGTGGTCTGGCGCGATGTGCTGATGCTGTTCAAGGCAGAAAGCATCGAGCAATGGGCGCGCACGGGCGGGGCCGGTCCTGATGCGTTTCAGCGCATCCCGGGCGCAGACATGGATATCGGGCTGCGCAGCTACGGGCTGGTAACGACCTTCCCGGCTGGACTGGCATTCGCATCGTCGGATGGCAAGATCATGCTCTTTGCGGGCGCGATGAGGCCGATTTCCACGCCCCCGGTGGAGGTGGCATTGACGGAAAACGGCCCGCAAAGGATGTTCTACTACGAGCGTCGCGGGCATGGCTTCATCTGTGTCACATTCGCATCGGGCGCGGCGTGGTGCTACGACATCGCCACCAACTCTTGGCACGAGAGGGACGAGAACGGCGCGCCGTGGTCTGCCGTCCTGTCGTTGAAATGGGGCAATGACTGGTATGTCGGGTCCGATATGGGGCGCATGGCCAAGCTGACGCCGCGCTGCGAGGACTTCGGCAGCATCATGGTCCGGCGGGCGGTTTCACTGCCGCTCTACCAGAGCAAGCCCTTCACCGTGGCAAAGCTGGAACTGTTCCCCCGCATGGGGCTGGACACGCAATCGGACGGGCCGCCCGACGAGCGGGAGGCGCAGATTTCCATCCGCACATCGCGCGACGGGGTGACTTTCGGCCCGGAAAAGGCCCGCAGCCTCGGTGTGGCGGGCCGCTATGACCTGCGGGCTTCGTGGCGCAATCTCGGGCAGTTCCAGCAGACGGCGGTTTTCGAGGCCCGGATTTCGGCGCTGGAAGACATCCCGCTCATGTCTTCGGCAGAGGTGGTGCTGGCATGATCCGCAAGGGCATCCCCTATGTAAACCCGGACGGGACGCTGACCGATGCGGGGTATTTTGCCCTGAACGGGATCGAGCAGCGCCTTGACCGGATGCTGGCGGCGGTGGCCGCGGTTCCCGATGCCACGGGAGGCGTGACGGTCGATGCCGAAGCCCGGGCGGAACTGGCCGCGATCAAGGCGGCGTTGGGGTGAGGATCACGGCTGCGGAGGCGGAAGCCTTCTTCGCCCACCCGTCGCAGCGCAAGGGCGCGACGGGTGACGAGGTTCTGCCAGAGGACTGGGAGTATTGGGCGTCCGGCAAAGTGTGCGGCGTCTTCCACGCCTCGGTTATCCCAGGGGTTTGGTTCGGGCACATCTTGGTGAAGCCTGAAGCATGGGGCGCTGTCGATTGTCCCGCCCGAGCGATCCTTGCCGGATTCTGCGCGGCAAAGGGGGCAGCCCGGATCATAGGATGGGTGCCGGAGAAGAACCGGGCGATGCTGGCGCTGTGCCGTCGCCTTGGCTTTGAAACTGACGGCAGGCTGCCGACCGACGAGCCTGTGGTCATGCTTGGATGGAGGCCCTGATGGGCATTGTAGGTGCAATTGCTGGGGCGGCTATCCAGTCCAGTTCCGCCAAGAAAGCGGCCAAGGCGCAACAGGCTGCCGCCGACCGGCAGATCGCCTATCAAGAGGAAACCCGCGATCTCGTGCGGAGCGACCTCGCGCCCTATCGTGAGGGTGGCGATCTGGCTTATGGCGCAATGCAGAACATGCTGGGCCTCGGTGCCGCGCCGGTGATAGGAGGGACCGCGCCGCAGATCGAGACGATCAGCACCCCGGCCACTGCGGCGTCGGGCTATTGGCGCGATCCGATTGGGGAACGTGGCGACCGGCGCTGGATTCCCACAGCCCCCGCCACTGAGGCGACCACCTCCTACCGCGTCAATGGCCAGACCTTCAGCACAATGGACGAGGCGCAAGCCTATGCCGATGCGAACAAGACCGGCGGCACGGAATGGTCGTGGCAGACCGATCCCGGCTATGAGTTCCGCCTCGGCGAGGGACTGAGTTCCATCGAAGGCAGCGCTGCGGCGCGGGGTGGGCTGTATTCCGGCGCGACCATGCGCGACCTGCAGAAATACGGGCAGGATTACGCCTCGCAGGAGTTCGGCAACATCTACAACCGGCTGGCCGGTGTGGCGCAGAGCGGGCTTGGCGCTGCACAGATGAGCGGCAACGCCTCGATGCAAACGGCAGGAAACGTGGGCAACGCCCTCGGGGCGATGGGGAACGCGCAGGCGGCGGGATACATCGGGCAGGGCAATGCGTGGAACAGCGGCATCGGGAATGCCTTGGGCGTCCTGAACTACCAGAACCAGATGGGCGGCGCCAACGGTGGCAACAGCAACTGGCTGTTCGGCGGCAATAGCTGGGGGTGATCTGATGGACATGCGCACCGGCATCATCGAGACCGCCGCCGCCCTCGGGATGGATCCCGTCGATCTGGCGACGATCATCAGCTACGAGACCGGCGGCACCTTCAGCCCGACGCAGGCGGGCCCGACCACGCAATGGGGCCAGCATCGGGGCCTGATTCAATTCGGCGAGCCACAAGCGCGGGAATACGGCGTGGACTGGAACGACCCCCTCGGATCGCAGCTTGGCGCAGACGGGGCTATCGTGCGCTACTACCGCCAGAACGGCTGGCAGCCGGGCATGGGGATGATGGACGCCTATTCCATCGTCAACGCGGGCGCTCCGGGCCGATACGGCGCTTCCGACGCCGGGAACGGCGGTGCGCCGGGCACCGTGGCCGACAAGGTGAACAACCAGATGGCCGGGCACCGGGAGAAGGCCATTGCGCTTCTCGGCGGCGAAGGCGGCTATCCGACCGGCAACGCCCTCGCCGCTGGCAACCCGCCGACCGGCGCGCCCCGCAATGCGCTGGCGCCGGAACAGCCTTCCGGGCCGCAATACACCGCCAACCTGCTGGACCCGCGCTCGTTCATGACGGCCGCGCAGTTCGGCTACATCCCGATCTGAGGACCGACCATGGCTCAACTCGACGCGAGCATAATTCTTCAGGGCCAGCCGGTGAACATGCTGGGCGTTCTGGACGCCTCCAACCGTATGGCGGGCGAACAGAAGGACCGGCTGCACCAACAGGGCTATCGGAACATGCTGGCGACCAACGGCGCGGGTATCATGTCGGGCGACCAGGACGCGCTGAACGCGCTGGCGGGGTTCGATCCGACCGCGGCCCTGGGGGTGAAGAATACCCGGCAGGAGATGGACTTCTCGCAGCAGAAGATGGGCATCCTGAACGCGCAGGAGCGGCGGCAGGCCGAGGAATATGCGCGCGGGCTGTCGGCAGATCAGCGCGCCGCGGAGGCCAAGCAGATCGAGGACGCGGTTAAGATGGGGATGATGATCCCTGATGCCGCGACATGGGATCAGACCATGGCGCAGATGGCGCCGGACCTCGTTGGGCAGTTCGGCAACCGGCAGGCACTAGCGTCTCGGTTCATGGAGTTCTCGGACGTGATGAAGATGGCGTTCCCAAAGCCGGTCGATCCGACCAAGGGCGCGCCGACCAACACTTACTGGAACGACCCGGGCAACCCGGCCGCCGGGGTGACGCAAATTCCGGGCGTGGTCAGCGATGGGGGCTTCCGTCGCGCCTCCCCGGAAGAAGCCGCGCAGTATGGCGCTGCGGCGGGTCAGTTCGGCCCGGACGGGCGGTTCTACCCGGTCAACCCTCCCTCCGGCTTCTCCGTCGAAACCGGCCCGGACGGGCAGCTGCGCGTGGTGCAGGGGCCGGGGGCCGGTAGCAAGCCGACGACTGTTGGAGATGTCTACAACCCCGGCGAGGTAGATGCGGCTATTGATCTGATTGACCAGATTGCCACCGATCCGGCACTTCCCGGCGTTACCGGCTCTTTGGAAGGTGGCGGTGGCAACGATGTTGATGCCTTCAACGTCGCGCAGCGGGCGTATTATGGCGATGCCGGGTTGGGCGTCATCACGAAGATCAACCAGCTTCAAAGCCAGACATGGCTGGCGGCGCGGGCGATGCTGAAAGGCGGCGGCCCGATCACCGACTACGAATCCCGGAAGGCGGAGGCCGCCGTTGCCCGCCTGTCGCGGGCGCAAGGCGATGCGGAGTTTGTCGCCGCGCTGAAAGACCTGCGCGATGCGATCACCGAGGGCAGGGCGAAGTTGGAAGCGGCCAAAGGCGGGTCGGTTGCCCCGTCCGCACCTTCGCAGCCTGCCGCGGCGCCTGCCGGGGTCGATGCCGACCTGTGGGACGAAATGACCCCGGAAGAAAGGGCGCTGTTCCAATGACCCCAGAGCAGGAAGCCGCCATTGCCGCCGCCAGGGCCCGTCTTGCCGGGAAGGGCGGCGGGTTCACGGCAGAGCAGCAGGCCGCCATTGCCGCCGCAAAGGCGCGGATGGGCGGCGGTGCCGCAGGCCGCATCGCCGCCGCCAAGGCCGGGACGCTGGCCGTCGATCCCGCCCGTGCCGCAAGGCAGGCGGAGATCGACGCGCAGGCGGAGGCGGAGATGCGCGACCCGGGTGCAGTCGGGGCGTTGCTTGCCGGGGCAACGCAGGGCGCGACCTTTGGTCTTGGAGATGAAATTCTTGGCGGGGTGGCGGCCAATGCGGGGCTTGTCGGCGACGTTTTGACCGGGAACTGGTCCGGGATGTTCGACCGGGCAGGAGACCGCTACGCCGGGATGCGCGATGAGGCTCGCAACATGCTGGACGACGCGCGACTTGCCCGCCCGTGGACGACCGGCGGCGCTGAGGTTGTAGGCGGCGTGGTTCCCGCCCTTGCTGGTGTGGGTGCAATCGGACAGGCCGGGACGCTGGGCGGCAAGATCGGCATGGGCGCGCTGGCTGGCGGGGCTACCGGCGCAGCCTATGGGTTCGGGACGGGCGAAGGCGGGGCGGGTGAGCGTGTCAGGAATGCGCTTGAGGGGGGCATTGGCGGCGCTTTGATCGGCGGGGCAATCCCGGCGGTGGCGCATCTTGGGCAGAAGGGCCTTGAATCCATCGCCAACAGCCGCGCAGCCAAGAAGGCGATTGCCGCCGCACCTTCGCTAGACGACCTGAAAGCCGCCGCCTCCCGCATCTACGGTCAGGCCGATCAGGTGACGAACATCCCGCGCGCCGATTTTGCGGCCACGGTTCCGGGGATGCTTGATGATGCAGCCCGCAGCGGTATGGACGATATGCTGACGCCGGGAGCGGCGCGTGTCGCTGGCAGGCTGGACGATGCAGCGCAGGCGGCCGACCCGAACATGGGCTTCCGGGAACTGGACATCCTGCGCAAGCAAGCGGCCATCCCAGCCGGGAATGTGGGCAACCGCACCGAGGCGGCCATCGGGTCCAAGATGATCGCGGGGATTGACGATTTCCTCGACAATGTTGACCCGTCGCTTTCCGGGGCGGTGAAGGAAGCCCGCGACATGTGGGCGCAGCTTCGCCGGTCTGAACTGGTGGACAAGGCTATCGAGCGGGCGAAGAACACCGCTTCCGGTTTTGAAAACGGCCTGCGGATCGAGTTTCGGAAGATCATCAACAACCCGAAACTCCTGCGTGGTTTCAATCAGACCGAGATCGACGCGCTCAAGCGTGTGGCTCAAGGCACTCCGGCCGGGAACCTCATGCGTCAGATCGGTCGCGTCGGCTTGGGCCTGAGCGGGCAATCCAATGGCCTTGGCGCGACCATCGGGGGGATTGCGGGGACGGCTCTTGGCGGGCCTCTCGGTGGCGCTGCGACTGTGGGCTTCGGGACCGGGATGAAGGCGCTGGCTGAGCGGACCACGCGGAAGGCCGCAGAGAACGCCCTTGGCATCGTAGGCGCGCGCAATGCGCTGGCGGGCGTTCCGCAGGCGGCGCTGCCGGGGATTGGGAATGCGCTTGCTCTTGGTGGCTTCTCCGGCCTGCCTCAGTTTGCCGGGCAGGTGGGCAACGCGCTATTTGGTCGTTGAAGCGTAGAGGATGAATAGGGCGATCCCGCAAACCGCCAAGAAGCCGATGATGGCAGGCGTGTCGTTCTCATTCTTCTTGATCCGCCAAAGGCAGTAAAGCCAGCCGATTGTCAGAATGTTCGCCCCAAGGACGGCGACGACGACTTCAAGGATGTTGGCTGGCTCCATCAAGCGAAGATGAGTGGTGCCGTTCCTCCGGTCAAGGGGGTGGTAGCCCTACATGCAGGTCCAATAGCTTCCGACCCAGCTACACATCTGAGTTGGCTTATAAGTCATCTGCGTGTTGTTCATGAACGCACCCGGGTCGTTCTGGTAGACTTGGTAGGTCGGCATCGGAACGGCGGCTTGCCGCGCTGCCCTCTCCGAACGCTGGCGCTCTTCGACTTCGGCGACCGTGATGCAGGCGGTTTCATTCCCCGCCTCACATGCTGCCATCACCTTTTGAAGCGCGGGACTAGGAGGCGGCGGCCCCTGATCGACGCATCCCGCCAAAAGAACAGCCGCCAAAGCCAGTCTCTTCATCCCCGAATCCTCCCCTAACCTCCCGCACTATGGAGCCTCCGCATGGCCGATCAAGCCATCTACTCCCCCATGCGCGTTCTCGACGGCAACGGCGATCCGGTTCCCGGTGCGCTGGTGACGTTCTACGCCTCGGGCACCCTGACGCTGATCGACGTGTGGGTCGACGCCGGAGAGACCATCCCGGCGACCAACCCCGTCGAAGCAGACGGCGACGGCAACCTGCCGCAGCGGTTCGTCGGGCAAGCAGCTAAGGCCGTCATCACCGACGCACTGGGCGCAACCATCAGGACCATCGACCCCGTGCCGACCTCATTGGCGTCATTCGGATCGGCCAGCGTGACCAGCTTCTCGCCTTCGATCTCCCTGCCGGTGAGCAACGTGCAGGCTGCCGTTGAGATGGTGGACGACAAGGTTGCAGGTCTTGGAGAGGCATACCTGCGCTTCGATGTCGAACAAATCCTGTCTGGGCCAGAAACCACGCAGGTTTGGGAAAACCTCTACCTTGGCAGCCTTGCCGGGAAAGAGAAGATCAGCGTCCCCGGTGACATCAACGCCAGCGGGACGGGGGCCGATTGGAGCGTTCTGCACGGCGATGGGGTCTGGCGCTCCATTTTCGGGCTGGGGGTGCAGTGGCTCGATCTTACCGCTTCCCGCGCGAAGGACACGGTTTACCAGAACACCAACGGCCGGGCGATAGCGGTCACCGTCGCGAGCAGCGGTGGGTTCATCGACCGTCAACTCCAGGTATCGATTGACAACGCTACATGGAGAACTGTCTGTGATTTCAACTTCTCAGGCACATCAACGGTCACCGGCGTGGTGCCTAGCGGTCATTACTACAGGTTCGTCAGCAGCGGGACGATGTTCCGGTGGATGGAGTTGAGATCATGAGCGAACGCGGATTTTTCCATCCTTCGCGCGGCTACTGGCAGACCAATTCGGACGTGCCGGAAGACATCCTTGCGGGGTATCCCGAGGGCACCGTCGAGGTGCCCCTCATGCCCGAAGCGGGCGCAACATGGGACGGCCAGCAATGGCAACCCGCCACGCCTCCGCTCCCATCCGCCGAGGACTACCGCCTTGCCGTGCAGACACATGTCGATGCGGTTGCCGTGGCCCGGCTTTACGACAGCGGCGTGTCGCTGGCCTCCTATGTTGCCAGCGCCAATGCGACATGGGCGGCGGAGGCACAGGCGTTCGTCGCATGGCGCGATGCCGTCTGGCAGCAGGTCTACGGCATGTGGGCTGATCCGCCCGATCCGGTGCCGTCGCCTGCCGAAGTGGTTGCCGGGCTGCCGGTGATCGAGTGGCCGGAGGTGCAGGAATGACCGACCTGTCAACATTCGTCGGCCACGCTTGGCATTGGCTCCTGGCGCTGGTGGCGACAGTGGCATGGCTCATCCGGGGCGAAGCGAAGACCAATGCCAACACTTCCGAAATCCGCCGCCTTTGGAAGCAGCGGGACGAAGACCAGCGGGCGCACAAGGACGCGCTGGACGCGACGAACGATCTGCTGACCGAGCTGCGGCAGGACATCAAGACGCTACTCGCCCGGCGCGACTGACTTCCTTGCGGAAAGCGCAAAGAACCCCGCCCTGACCAATTTGCAGAAAACGCAAATTGCCCCGCCACGCTTCGGTGGGGCTTTCCGCATGGAGAAACCCCATGAACTGGAACCAGAAGCTTCTGGACACCGCCGAGGGCTACCTCGGGCTGAAAGAATGGCCGGGCGCGAAGTCAAATCCCGAGGTCGAGGCGCTGTTCAAGGCGGCGGGCCATCCGGGTCTTACAGACGATGTGCCGTGGTGCGCAGCTTACGTCGGCGCAGTCATCGCGCAGGTGGGGCTGATCCCCTCCGGCTCGCTGATGGCGCGCTCCTATGCGACGTGGGGGCAGCGTGTGCCGCTTCAGGAGGCCATGCCGGGCGACGTGGTGGTGTTGGCCCGTGGCGCGCCTCCTGCGGCGCATGTGGGCTTCTTCCTGCGCTTCGACGGCACCCGGGTCTGGATCAGGGGTGGCAATCAGGGCGACGCCGTGTCGGACGCCTCCTTCCCGGCGACCGGGATCGTTGCCGTGCGCCGGGCCGATCCGTCCATCAAGCAGGACGAGACCACGGTGCGCCGGGGGAGCAAGAACGCCTCGGTGATCAATCTGCAAACCCGGCTGCGGATGCTTGGGTATTTCTCAGGAAAGATCGACGGCGACTTCGGCTCGCTGACCGATGGTGCGGTGCGCGCATTCCAGGCCGATCAGGGACTGGACGTTGATGGCATCGTCGGCAACCGGACATGGGAAGCGCTGAAGAATGCGCAGCCCCGGCCAAAGCGCGACGTGTCCGCCGACGACCTGCGCAAGCGCGGGTCCGAGACGATCAAGGCCGCGGATTCGGCGACCGTAGCGACCGGCGTTGCCGGGGCGGCTGCCGTGCTGCCTGTCGCTGCGGACGTGATCGAGCGGGCCAGCGGCATCATCCCGACGCTTTCACTTCTGTGGCAGGATCACAAGTCCACGATCCTGCTGCTGATCGCCCTCGGGGTGGCGGTATGGATGATCGACCGCGCCCGCAAAGCACGGGTGAAGGCCGCCGTCACCGGGGAGAATTTGTCGAAATGAGCGACCCGCGCGCCGCATGGACCGAAGCCATGGACGGCTTCCCCGACGAATGGGACGGCTATTGCTCGGGCCGGGATATCGAGGCCCCGCATCCGTTCAGGATCAGCGCGCTTCTCGGTCCGGACGGCGAGCCGCTGCGTGTCCCGCTGCCCCGTCCGAAGCTGGGCTTCGACCTGTCGCGGAGGTCGAAATGATCGGCTCCCTCCGCAGGACGCTCTACGCCGCCGGGGCGCTGCTGCTGGCGGTGATCATCGGCATCGCCGGAGCCTATCGCAAGGGCCGCAGGGACCAGCGGCAGGAGACGGCGCTGGAAGCCGCAGAACGCTACGCCAAACAACTAAGGAAGATGGACGATGCTCAGGATGTTGTGGGCGATGACCCTGATCTTGCTCGCCGTTGGCTGCACGAGCGCAGCCAATCCGGTGGCGATCTGTGACGGCTCGTCGCGGCTACGGACGGATCACGCGGCGGCACTGGCGGCTGATGGCGGAGATCGGTCTGTGGTCACGGGCGCGCGGCTGATCGCAGCAATCGACGCGGGGTGCCTGCAATGATCAGCCTATCCATCGGTATCGGCCTCACCAGAACCATCGGTCAAGCTGGCCCCACCAACCCGATCACCGGCACCGGCCCTGTCCTTGCTCCGCTGACGGACGGCGACACGCTGTCCAGCGCCGTGACATGGGGCAGCTACCTCCCCGGCGGCGCGACCGCTGACCGGCAGATGCGCGTCGATGGCGGGGCGTGGGTGGCCTATGTCGGCGGGACCGTGGTTGCCGAGGGCGAGGTCTGGGAGGCCCGCGAGGTCGTGTCATACGGCGGCTTCACCAGCACCTTCGCCAGCGCGGCGCAGACGGTTGCAGAGGCTCCGTCTGTGATGCCGTTTACCCGCGAAAACGTCATCGCCGAGGCGATGAAAGCTGGCCGCACTTCCACCGCGCCGCTGAAGATCCCGGGCGTTGACCCGATGCCTGCCGGGGCCTCTTACGGTTCTGGCGTTATTACCGTTTCCGGGAACGATGTCGTTTTCGAGAATTGGTATATCAACCGGATCACCGGGGCGGGCCTGCGCTGCATCATTCGGCAGTGCGAGATCGAGGACGTAGGAACTGGCGGCGCTGATTACCCGATCAGCCACTCTGGGACGGGTTGGGTGTTTGAAGGTAACAACTGTTTCGGGCAAGGCGACCCGCGCAGTTCGTCGGCGCTGATGGTGTCGGGGGCTGCGAACATCGCGTTTCGGTATAATTATCTGCATGACTATGGCCTCGATGGCCTGAAGATGGCAGGCAACGATACTCTGGTCGAGTTCAATCGTTTCGGCCCGGCGAACAATACCGCTGGCGTGACCGTCTACAGCGCCGGAACATACTACGCCCCCGGCTCTGCCGTGACGAATGCGGGAACTCTGTGGCTGAAACTGTCCGCCGCGGCAGCAGGCACGACGCCAGCAGAGGGCGCAAACTGGACCGCGCTAGACCCGCATGTTGATCAAATCACCGCATATGGTGGTAGCGGGATCATCCGCTTCAACTATTTCGAAGAGCAGACCGCCATTTTCGGGGCGACCCAGCGTATTCGCGTCATCCGGAATACAGGCACCAGCTTCGACATCACCCCGTGGCAGGTTTATGGTAACGTCATGGACGACTGGTTCGGGGCGTATCCTCTATCCTCCGATGTCGTTCGCGGTTGGACCGCGCGCACCTATGCGATTGGTGAATTGTGCGCCAACGCTGCCGGTACCATATTCTATCGGGCAACCGCCGTGACCTCCGACAACCCAGCGGTTGATATGACCGACTGGACGCTTGACCGCGATCTGAACGTCGATAGCGAAATTCTGTGGGCCTACAATTTTGTAGAGGCTGGCACGTCTGGCCTTTTCAATGCGTCCAACGCGCCCAACAGTTTTGTCGGCAATTCGAATGCGGCGGATGCGGCGCTTGGATATATGGCCGACAATTCCGCTGGCCCTGTCATTGCGGCGCCCGTCAATGTCGGTGACGATCTATCCTACACCCCGCCGACCAAGGTAGGCCCGGCGTCGGTTTTCACGATTACTCCGAGCGTTGCCAACGGCGCAGCCCGCATGGGTGGCGTCAATTACAGCAATGTGGTTGCGATCCGCGTGGGTATCCAGCTTGTCGCGCTGATCGATGCGGCAGGCTACTGGTATGTCAAAGCCTTGTCTGGCGTCACGATGGAGGATGTCGGCGGCGGCGATTATATCCTCCGTGTCTACGACGCCAGCGGCGCTCTGATGGATGCCAGCGTGTCTATCGTCGCCGGTTCGGCCACCGTAACGGCAGAGGCTGATGACGCCAGCACGGGTCCGGCATGGGGGGGCGCGCCTACAACAACCATCAGCAACAACGTGCCTTTTGCCGCGTCCTACACTCTCATTGACTGCATCGGGCAGGCTCAAGAAACCAACGTTGCGACTTTCCTTACCCAGGATGTTGACATTTCCGGGCTGGGCCTTGTCAGCGGAGATTTTGTCATCTCCATGGCCGCTATGGGTAGCAACACAAACCGAAGTGTCTCTATAACGACTTCCGGATTTACGACGACGAACGCAATCTTTGCAAATTCCAATTACGACGCAAACGGGGCTGTCGGTTTTAAGCAAATGAGCGGCACGCCGGATACAGCAGTTGTTTCGACCAGTGGCGCTGCTGCCGGGGCAAACCCGTTTGTGCAGGTCGCGCGCGGCTATCGTGGTGTCGCAAGTGTGTCCCGAGCGACCGCGACCGGAACAAATACAACCCCCAACCCCCCGTCTGTGACCGCGACGAAAGACAATTCCATTGCGGTAGTGGTAGGCGTTGTTTGCCACAATCAGGGGGAAATCGACATGTCGGCAGGATATGGGTCCAATCCGTCTCTGCTGAAAATCGACTCTGGTTACGATTTGACGATTGTAATCCTTGAGGTTGAAATCCAGACCGGGGTTTACGACCCTCCCGCCATGACTTTCGGAGGTGTCGCGGGTGCAGCCAATAGCTGGTGGGCGGCCACGTTCCTGCTGACGCCACCCTGACCGTGCCGCCGTCTGGAACTGGTCGTAGCGGCTCCGGTATCCTGCACAGTCGGGCGATTCTGGGGAGTCATTTGTGGGGGCAGACCTTCAGGTCACGCTCCATCCTATTCCGTTCGTCCAAACTTGCCATGAAACCGCTTAGAGCCTTCGCAATAGGCCTCATGGGCAGCCTCTGGTGTTCTGAAATATCCCAGCATGATTTCCTTGCGATTCACCCGGATACGGGCGCGCCACCTTCTATCTCTGGGAAACCAACTCACCCCCTTAAAACCGGAGACGTTCTTTCGCGGCTTCGAATTGTGGCAATTCTGCGCATTTGTTGCAATCCGCAGGTTATCAATTCGATTGTTTGACGGGTTTCCGTCCACATGGTCGATAATCCCCTCGGGCCACTCTCCATAAAAGATAGCCCATGCAACGCGGTGGGCCACGACGCCAACATTCATGATGCGCCCACGTCGATAGCCGAATGGAGTTGTGGCGCATAATGCCTCTTTACCCGCCCACGCCTTTTGTGTGTGGTTCACTGCCCAGAACAGCTTGCCGGTTTCCGGCTCATAGCGGAGAAGTTGACGAAGAACCTCCGGGGAGGGTAACTGGCGCTTAGCCATGACGCGATCCTCTGACGATCCGTTGCGGTTAGGCCCGCCGTGATGTTGCAAGCATCTGGTGGGCCGCTTCATTCTATCACCATGGAATCGTTATTTAAACTCCCAAATGTGATGCTGTGCCCGCAGTCCACGCACTTCCGCGCCTCGATCACAACACCCGGCCCGCCTGCCGACATGGTGACGCCCTCGCGGTCAGCCGGGAAGTCCGGCGCTCCGGCGGTGTAGGTCTGGCCCATGGCGATGCCGGGCTGCATCTCGCCACCGCAGCGGCGGCAGGTGGACTCCATCGCCTCATCTCGCGCGTCAGCCATTGCCCTTCTCCTTCTCCGCCGCTGCGAGGATGCGCGCCTGCGTCCGTGTGACGGTATCGCCAAGCGTGACCATCCCCGCCGCCTTCCGCATCCCCTCCGCCCGCATCTGCGCGTCACGGCGGGAGAGGGCTGCGAGGGCGTGGGCAGGGGTGAGGGCGCGGATGGCAGCGGTATGCTCCCATTCGTGCAGGGTTTTGTCGTTCTCGGTGATCTGTGCCGCAGCCTCGTATGCCCCCGCCACCTGCGCCAAGGCGGCGTCACGTTCGGCCTGCGTCTGCACGAGGATCATCAACGCGCCCTCGGCTGCGGCTTCGGACTCGGCAAGTGCGGCGGTCAGCCGGGCGATCTCGGCGTCTTTCGGGTCAATGGTCATTGGCCGGACCTCTTGTAAACTCAGCCTCACAGAGGCCGCAGGTGCAGTTTCGGAAGGCATCTCCCTCAGTATCGTGGCCTATAGACCGCACGATCACGGCTATCTCGGGATGCGGACAGCCAAGCTGGATTTCCAAGATGCGGGCCTCGGCGGTGGCGATCTCTTGCCGCAGTTTGGCAATCAAGTTCATTTCCCCCTCCTTGCATCATAGGCGGCGATGGCGCGCTCAGCCGCCAGCATCAAGTTGAGAAGCACTTGGCTTGCGCCACTATCTTCATTGACTAGTGAAGGGCACTCACCCTCCACGGTGGCAAGCATCTCTTTGTAGGCATCTGTTACTTTCGCCAGCGCATCCTCCCCGGCCTCTGCGGCGGCGAGGCGGGCTTCCAGATCGGTGATGTAGGAGAGGGCTTGCTCCCCTACGTCGCTTTCATCCCCCCAGCTGTAGTAGAGGTTGGTGCGCAGCCGCTCTTTCAGATCGTCGGTCATGTCTCGCCTCCTGCCATCGTTCGTGTTGCGCCGCGCACCCTCTCCGGGCTGGCCTTCCAGATCTGGTAATACCGGGTCAGTTCCCGCAGCGGCGTAGTCTTGGGCTTCACGTCTGCCGGGTGGATGCAGGTGACAGTCCAGTCCTTCTCGCCCGCCGAGACGCGCGCTGTGACGCAGATCGGCGGAATGCCGAAGGTGAAGGTGATGTAATCCCCGTCCTTCAGGGGGATGCCATCCTCATCGCGGGGCGGCTTCATTCCCCGTCCTCCAATGCGGCGCGGGCGGCAATCACCTGCGGTAGTGACATGCAGCCCTCGTCATCCTCGTAGAGCGAAATCAGGCCCCGCAGCGCCGCCGCATACCTCTCGATCCTGGCCTTGTCCTTGGCCGCCTGCGCACGGAGGGCGATGACCTCTTCCGCGAGTTCGGGGGCGAGGGCGATCAGGCGGGCGTTGGCATCGTTGTCGTCATGGTCCTGCCTCTCGACAATGCGAGTGGTGTAGGACCGCGACCCGCCCGAACCGCTGATGCAGATCAGCGGCGGCTTCATCAGCCCATCGTCATCCGGCTGGTCGGCCCCTTGCACCCACATGCCGCCATATTTGACGCCGTGAATGGTTGTCTCGCTGGTAACCCACGGACCCGGAGTTGCGTCCGCCAGCAGCCCCGCCAGCGTGTCGGTGTCAGGTGTGGTCATCGGTGTCTCCTGTGGTGGGGCGGGCGCGAAGATCGGCAGCCGCCTTGTTCATCGCGGCGACGACAGCCGGTCCGCATTTGTTGCAGAGCAGGAGAGATTTCGTCGCGTCTGCAACCGGGGCGCCGGAATAGTCGAGGGCGTCGGCCCCGACCACGATGTTGACCCATGTCGATGGACGATGCGTTCCGGTCTGGTTCTTTTCCGCCCCACAGCAGTCGCAGGTCAGAATCCAGTGCTGCTTGATTTCTTTGATCCCCATCACTCCCCCTCCCCTGCGGGCAGAAGGGCGGCGAGGATGCGCGCCTCATAGTCGGCTTGGGCTGCGGCCTTGG